ATTTGCCATATAATCAGCAAATTGCTGATAAAAGGCATCGCTACCAACAGTTAAGTTAGTACCATCAGGGAATGCTCGCCCGTAATAAAAACTAAACGTTCCAGCGGCAAGGTTCGACATATAATTATAAAAATCAATGTTCCACTGTTTCTTTATTAATTCGACCTCTTGATATTCTTTGCTAAAAATATTATAAGGATTTATAAACTGATAAAAGGATAAGTCACCTGGGCTAGAACCAATTATCGAATTAAAGTCTGTATCGTTTGTTCTTTTAAATTTAATAGCATACGTTTCGGGATCATACTCGTCAAAATACATCCTTTCTACAGGATTATCTCTATTGTACATTGTAACGTACTGATTAAAGGGAAATTCGTTTTGAATGTTACCAGCATTTGGAACTGTTAGAATAAGCCTATCATACTTATCGCTAATGAATTTTTCAAGCGTTAATTGACTTTTAGGCCAAGCGCGGTAGCCATCCTTTAAATGGTCGTTTACGATAAAGAACGTCCAATAGTATTCAGGCGTATTGTATAACAATTGCGAAATAATATCAGGCCGTGCACCATCGATTATATCGTATTTGGTGTATGCAACTGAATCTTTTGCTAAAATGTCGTTTACGTCAACTGCACGAGATATATCAATAATAGTTTGAAGCTGTCCAATTGATGCTATATCATATTCTTTTGTAGGAAACTGTTTAAAAAGGCTCATTAGTATTTAGTCTTTTGCTGGTATTTTTTCTGAATTTGAATCTGTTCCGGATTGTAACATTGTAGGCTGTCCATCAGAGCCAATTTGTCTTTCATTCATTTGACCTGATTCCATTTTAATTAAATCATCACGAGTAAGTACTCTTGTTTCTTGGTACGTAATAGCCATATCAACTTCGAGTGGCGCGCCGTCTGTAAAGAACATGCTTTGGCCAGCATTAAAATTAGTATTTACTGTTGTTAAATAAGAGCTGTATATTGCTGGAATAAATTTATTCTCTTTACCTGTTTCAAAATCGATAAATTTAATTGTCCAAACTGGTGGATAGTCTAAGGTGAATTTATTTTCGCCAGTCTGAGGTTTAGCGTATGTATAATGACGGAAACGCTGATGTATTTGACGTATTGCTTCAGCTTCAGCTTCGCTATTTGCAATCATTTTAAAGCTAAAGCTAAACTGTCTAACTGTATTGCCTGTAAAATTACTATTGGTATTTGGATTAATTAACGCTCTTTGTGATAGTTTTGCTTGTTCAGCAAACGGTGTCATCGACATGCCAATTGTTGCGGCTTGGCCACCTTTAAGAGTAGACGCTTGATTAACAACAGAACCTATACCTGCACCTGCAGAACCAAGAAATCCTGCACCACCTGCTGACGCTTCTGTAGCTGCTTCAACTGCGCCTGCGCCAACAGTTCCAAGTATTCCTAAATCTATAGTACCATACGCTCCGCCATCATTAAAACCAATACCTGCTGGGCATGGTAAATAAACTGTTTGTGGTACTACCTTTTCTCCTTCTTTTGTATAGGCAGTAAGCATAACAACTTGCTGTTTAGGCGTACTCGTTAGATCTAAAGGATATTGTAATAGTCCTTTATTATTTATCGATAATCCTTTAAAATTACCAAATAGTTCCTGTGTTAGCTTTGATAGAAATGACATATAAATACCTTTTGTAGTTATTTATAATAAAATCATGACTTATTCAGGACGATATAAACCAAAGAACGTAGGAAAATACGAAGGAAATACTTCAAACATTAAATATCGATCACTTTGGGAAAGACAGGTTATGCGGTGGCTTGACAATAATCCAAGTGTTATTGGATGGAATTCAGAAGAGATTGTTATACGATATCGTTGTAAAACTGATGGACAGACCCATAGGTATTTTACAGACTTTTTTATAAGAATGAAAGATGGCAAGAAGTATTTGATTGAAGTTAAACCCAAAAATCAAACAGCTCCGCCAAAAGAACCAAAGCGAAAGACGAAAAAGTATTTAAAAGAAGTTATGACATACGCTAAAAACATATCTAAATGGGAATCTGCTAAAGTGTATGCTCAAAAAAATGGTATGATATTTCAAATTTGGACTGAAGACACAATTAAAGGTTTAGGAATAAAGTTGCTCACATAGTATAAATAGATATAATGGCTATATCGTACATAGATAGATTGCAATCACAAGCATTTAAAGCTGGTGTTGAAAAGAATACTGAAAAGTCTCTTAATTGGTTTAAAAATCAGTTAAGAGGTATGAAGTCTATAAACAGACAAGCGCTTTTAAAGGATGAAAATTTGAAACAAAGAAGTCGTCCATTGCCTGGTCGCATGTTTCATTTTTTCTATGATCCCAAACACAAGAAAACACTTCCTTATTATGATAGATTCCCTTTAATTTTTATGGTAGAAAAGGCAAAAGGTGGTTTTTATGGATTAAACTTACACTACTTACCATATAAGCAACGTGCCCTTTTCTTTGATCGCCTTACTGATTATAGTACAAATAAACGCTATGATTTAAGTACTCGCTTAAGACTATCCTATAATCTTTTAAAGAGTGCTTCAAAATTAAGTATGTATGGTCCATGTTTTAAACACTACTTGAGTGAACACGTACGATCTAAAATGGTTGAAGTTCCAGCAAGTGAGTGGGAAACTGTTTTGTTTTTACCAACCGAAAACTTTAAGAAAAAGAGTACATCGTCCGTTTGGACCGACTCAAAAAGAATGATATAAATGAGCTTTATAGATACAGTTAAAAACGCCCTTAACCCAAGCACCATTGATTCCTTTAAGGCCAATATTGGAAAGCATGGAGGTTTAGCACCACAAAATAGATTCGTTGTTATTATGACTCCGCCCCAAGCAAGTCTTTTAAACATCGATTTACAAGGTGTAGGTGCATCACTATTGAGTGGAACATTCGATCCTATGTCACTTATTAACGATCCAAGAGATGTAGCGTTATTGTGTGAATCATGCTCTTTACCAGGTAGACAAATACAGACAATTGACCACACAGATTTTAGGCAAACAACCAAAAGACCTAATGGCTATTTTAACGAAGATATTACATTTACTTTTCATTTAACAAATGATTATTATATGAAAAAATTATTTGATAAGTGGTCTGGTCTAATAATAGATCAAGAGTCTTATAAATTAAACTATAAAGCCAATTATGTTTCAGACATAATTATACAACAACTTGATCAAAACAATACACCAATTTATGGTATAAGGCTTAAAAACGCCTTTCCTGTTACATTGGCTACAATTGATTTGACTAACGCTGGAACTGAAACACAAAAATTAAGTGTTACTATGGCGTATGACGATTTTGAACCTGAAGGAGCTATTTCCTCCGTACTTTCAGGTGTTAAAGAAATAGTAGGAGGAATACGAAGATTAATATAAAAAAGTGATATAAATTATGACATTACCAAAACTAGAATCGCCGAAGTATGAAGTAGTCATACCTTCGACAAAACAATCGTATGAAATTAGACCTTTTCTTGTAAAAGAAGAAAAGATTCTTATGATCGCGCAAGAATCAAGCAATACCGCGCAGATCGTAAAGGCAATGAAAGAGATTATTTCTGCCTGTTCGTTTAATAAAATAAAAGTAAATGAACTTACGAGCTATGATGTAGAATATTTGTTTTTGCAATTACGCGCTATTAGCGTTGGAGAAACTGCAGACGTTAAATTCAAATGTTCTGAGTGCGCGCACGAGAATGAAGTAACCATCAACCTTAAAGAAGTTGAAGTCAAATATCCTGAAAAGGAAGTAAGCAATAAGATCCAATTAAATGATTCGATCGGCATTGTTCTTAAGCCTTTATCTTTATCTGATATGAGTAAAATTGAAGAAGATGCTGATATTGTTGAGACTATTACACTCGTTATTGATTCAATTTATGATGAAGATAACGTATATGACTCTAAAGAATCGTCTAAAAAGGAATTATACGAGTTTGTTGAATCATTAAACCATACACAGATCGAAAAGATTCAAGAATATTTAACCAATCAGCCAAAGCTTTCATACGAAGTTAAATTTGTATGTTCTGAGTGCGGCCACGAAAACACTATAACATTAGAAGGAATTCAGTCTTTTTTTACCTAGGCCTGTCGCATGATTCACTAATAAATCACTATCAAACTAACTTTTCTATGGCCCAACACCATAAATATAGTTTAACAGAACTTGATAATATGATTCCATGGGAGAGGCAAATTTACGTTTCACTTTTAATGGAACACATCAAAGAAGAAAACGAAAAGATTAAAAACTCTAATTTAAAATAAATGGCAAATGAAGATAACAGTTTAGATGATGTAGTCAATAAGTTAAAAGATATTGAAGGCCTCATCAAAAAAGGAAGTAAAGACTCAAAGAGCGATAAGAAAACTACATCTATTGCATTAAGCAAATTAGGTAATTCTATTAAAGGCTCTTTAGGTA